TTTCGCGTTCTCGTTCAGGCGTTATAGCCGTCATCATACGGTCAAACACAGCTTGTTCACGGGCAGCAGGGTCTACAGCAGCTAAACCAAACATGCTTTCAGCACGTCCTAGTTGTGCGTCCTGCATGAGTTTTTCTTCAGGAGAAAGCGTTAACGCATAGTTCATTGCTCCTTGTTGACCCGCAGGAACAAAGCTTGGGTAACCCCCTACGCTACCTATTCCACCTACTCCCTCTACGTTTTCTTGTCCTTGTGGGACTCCTGCGCCAGTTTGAGTATAAATAGGTGTACCGTCTGGGTTATACTGACCTGTGAAACGACTCCCAGAAAAACCAGCGGGATTAGTCCCGTCGTTTAGTAATATTCCTTCTCCGTTTTGTGCCGAATAAGCAGCATAGCCGTCCCAAGACGTAAACTCTTCGTTGGACAACCTACCGTCACTGTTTAAGTCAGGAACACCGAGATTAAAAGCAGCAAGCTCATTAGCTGACGCTTGACTGCTGGCCCCCGCTGCAAACGCTGCTTGTAGTTCTGGATCGTCAGAGAATAGACTTGCGTTTTCTGCGTTCCGATAACGGTTATCTATTGCTTGTTGTGGGTTAACGCTTCCCGCACCTCCTGTTCCCGGTGCTTGTGTCATTCCAAAGTTACTACCGGTAGTTGACGTTACGGTGTACGGCTGAAACTGATCCATCCCTGAGAGTCTGTCGGCTAGACCGCCGGGAGCAGTGTAGCTTTCGTAAGCACGTTCTCCGGTGCTGCCTAGCTTATCGTAACCTTCTTTAGCCATCAGTAAGCCAGCAGTGCCTAAAGCTAACGGGCCAGCGTTCTCTGCTACTCCTGTTCCTAAATCTTTTAACCACTGTGGAATCGCCATTAGTAAGTTCCTCCGCTTATAGTCCCGGTAGACAGTGTACCGTTAAACGTCAAAGCCGGTATAACCACGGTCCCTGTGAAAGTAGGACTAGCGGTGTTTGCTTTAGTGGCAATAGCTGTCGAGACATTGTCAAACTCAGTTTCAAACTCAGTTCCCCTAATTATTTTACCGCTGTCACCAGAAGGTAAACTGTCCTTAGCAGCGAAGTCAACGGTTTTACTATAGTTACTCATATTGTTTTACCCATAAGTGCAAGAACATTTATTTCTTGTAGAGATAATTGGTCATCATTAATGTCAGCTTCCATGTTGATAGAAACACTTCCACCGCTTCCGTTAGCGTTAAAACCTAAAGCAGTCGTAATAAACTCACCTGTAGAAAACTGCCCTATATTGAACTGTCCACCGTTAAACTCTGCTTTAGCTTGTGTTGCTAAAGTTACGTTAGAAGTTCCAGATTTTGTCTTAAAATCGTAAGACCATTTTAAGTAGATGTCAGCACCACTCCCACCGACAATAATTGGCCTAAGTTTTTTAAGAAACTTAAGTTTTGACGTATCCCCAAAAGTTAACTCAGGACTAGTATACTGAAAACGGTAAGTGCTGTTGTTGTCTAAATAACCAGCGTATTTACCTATGCCGTTTATTGTGCCTACAAACAACTCCCCTGAACTAGTACGCTCGTAAGCAGTAAAACCTGCTCCTACCCATCGAGTTACTCTGTAAGAGCCGTTTTCTAACGTACCTCTTATGTCAAAACAGTAAGTTACATCATAACCTGTAAAAGTAATTAAGTAGAAGTTTTCTTCTGGGTAATATATGGACCTATATAGCTCTGTTTCTGACGTAAGAAGACTAATAATATCCTTTGTAATTGTCCCTGACAAACTACCAATAGGCATTGATTTTTCTTGTATAGTTCTTCCGAAACTTTTTAAACCTGTGTGAGATAGGAATAAAACATCTTCTCCTGTAGGCTGAACAGTATTTCTATCTACACAGCCTATTCCTGCAACTGTGTCGGCTAGTGCCATATTAGCTGGGTCATCAGCACCAGAATAAGTAACAATGTTTCTTTTTCCGAAGATAACTAAAAAATTATTCTGTGCTGCTAAAGCAACAATCTCGTCGTAACCGTTAGGCCAAACTTTAGCAATGTCAATAGAACCAGAACTTCCACCGTTCCACTTATGCCCAGCTAAGAGGTCAGACCAGTAGATAGTAGATTTGTCAGCAGCAAAGTCAGCCGTCCAAAGTCTTCCGTAAGCTGCTAAGACTTCGTTACCAAACTTAGTAGAGTCTCCTAAACCAGATGCGCTGTTGACTGTACTTAGAACTTTTACAGTACTACCAGTACCTCCTGAGGTTCCTGTTGCAACAGTGTTATAAACTAAAGGAGCAAAACCACGTTGGAAGAAATAGATGTTATCGTTAAAGTTAACCATCTTCCAGTTGTCAGCGTTAATGCTGTAACCACCGGGAGTTTCGTTTGCTAGTGTTGTTGTGCCACTGAGTATCTTATTATTACCTACAGAAAATAGTTTAGTAGTTCCTGCGTCGTTCTTAAATTCTTTTATGGCACGTATTTTACCAGCGCCTAACTGTGTTTTGTTTGTGGTAGTAACTGTGTGACCTTTACGTGCAGCAATACGCCCACGTCTGTCAATCACAGCGTTGTCTGCTACTTCAGCAAAAGACGGGTCCTGAGCCAGTGGCGAGTCTTCGGTGTTTATACCTTTAAACGCAGGAGCTACAAGGTTAATACTTTTGAGTTCTTGTGCCATAAATGCCTCAGGGCGTATAGAAGATTGTTTCTTCTGGATGTCTAGCAGCGTCTAAAGCTATTGCATCAGACAGATACTTGTTAGCCATTTGGAAGTACTCAGAAGTAGAAGTACCTCCTGTTTCCCCACGTTCTCGTGCTGCAAAAGCTACAGCTAAATGTAAAACAGGCATCGCAGGAATATCTAGTTTATCTACGTCTGAACTTAACGCAATATTTCTAAATACTCCTTTAACTTTTAAGGCGTACACTCCGTCTGGATTAGGGTAAACATCAAGTAAAGCATCTCCACTAGCGTTGACACCGTTGTACGTGTAGTACTTAGGTGCGCCCGAAAGAGGCGACTGTAAGAAGTACTGCTCATCTATCCAGTTAGTTGTTTTGTATTCCATAACTATATTAGAAGTGTCGTTTATTATACTAAGTTCTTTAATTTTATCTTGACTACCTGTTAAAGCGTAGTTGTAAGTTCCAGAAGTAGTGTTGATAGTAAGTGTACTCCTAAGAGCAGACCAATCCCAAGCACTCTCTACGAGGTCTTTAGCGTCGTTAACTAAGTCTCCTATGAGCTTGCTGTATAGATTAGACTGTACAGAGGTTACTTCTGTTTCTCTGAGTCGCCTAAGAACATTGTTAACTAAATCTATGTAAGTCATTAGAGCATCCCTTCAAACAAACTTTCTTGTATAATTTTATTAAGTGCTACAGTGTAGTCTTTTTGTACTGGCATTACAGGTCTAAATTGTGGAAGTTGTAGAGTAGGAGCAGAAGGTAGAGACATCATACCACTAGCTTCAGTAGGAACAAAACCACCAGCTTTAGGAACTAACTCTTCTTCTTCTTTTCCGGGTTCTTTTCCGGGTCCCGGAGGTCCTTCTCCCGGAGGTAACTCCTCACCCGGAGGTAACTCCTCACCCGGAGGTAACTCCTCACCCGGAGGTAACTCCTCACCCGGAGGTAACTCTTCGCTACCCGGAGGTAACTCTTCGCTACCCGGAGGTAACTCTTCTCCCGGAGGTAACTCTTCGCTACCCGGAGGTAACTCTTCTCCCGGAGGTAACTTCTCACCCGGAGGTAACTCTTCGCTACCCGGAGGTAACTCTTCGCTACCCGGAGGTAACTCTTCGCTACCCGGAGGTAACTCTTCGCTACCCGGAGGTAACTCTTCTCCCGGAGGTAACTCTTCGGGTTTTTCTACAGGAACACAAACACCACCTATGTTAATCCACCCTGCTGGGCAGTCGCCAAAGTAATTTGGGTTTGGTGGTTGAGGAGGAGGAGGTTCCCAATCTTGTGGATCGTCTCCTAGACTGTAACGCTCTCCTTCTTCAGCATTTGGATCAAGCGGATCATGGTTAGGATCAAGGACTGTTTTATCCGTAAAAATATTTTTAAACTTACCGTCTCCTAAATATATCCACGGATGTTCTCTTGCCCACATAGGAGTGTAAAGACCGTCTGTGTCGTTTTTAGAAGCAGGGTCAAATACAGTAGCCCCTGTTTCTTTGTTTTCCCAGTTTCCGTTTCCTTTGTAAACCCACTCTTTGTCTTCAAATATAGACGTTGGCCCTTCTTCCGGAGGTAACTCTTCGCTACCCGAAGGTAACTCTTCGCTACCCGAAGGTAACTCTTCGCTACCCGAAGGTAACTCTTCGCTACCCGAAGGTAACTCTTCGCTACCCGAAGGTAACTCTTCGCTACCCGAAGGTAACTCTTCGCTACCCGGAGGTAACTCTTCGCTACCCGGAGGTAACTCTTCGCTACCCGGAGGTAACTCTTCGCTACCCGGAGGAGGAAGCTCAAACTCAGGCTTTCCCGGATCAGCCTCAACAGGTGGGAACTCATTAGGTAACGCATTAATAGGAATTCTACCGAAACCCGGAATGTCAACAAACTCAGGCGGAAAGAACGGGTTTCCGTTACTATCTTCTACTTGAGTGTCTCCAGTTAAATCAGCGTCACCGTTAAGCAAGTTTTCGTCTGCTTCTGCTTGTGCTGCTGCGTCTGCTGCTATCTGTGTTTCTTCTGCCCACCTTGCGCTAATTTCTTCTTGTGTTTCACCTGTCTCTGGATGCCTAGACCCCGGCTCAGGCCACACAGGTGCAAAAGTTTCTTCGACATCTAAATTTTCTTTTATGTCAGCCTTGTTAGGCGACAAACCCATATCTTCCATTTCTGTTACAATAAAATCAGCCGCTGCCTCAGAATCAGGTTGATTTAAAGATTCTTCATAAATTTCAACTAATTTGTTGTTTATAAACTCAAGGTACGATATGTCTGGTGTTGCAATACTCCAACCCACCCCGTTTGCATCAAAAAGACCATCAAAAATTGTCTGTGCGCCGGGGAAATAAAAATCACCTGCTGCTTTAGCAGCTTCCAAATCATATGGAGTAAGCGTCATCAGAACACCACCGAAGAAACTATAGTCACTACACAGGTAAGCGAAGCACCTACTACCAACCACGCTAGCTTCTCCCATCTAGCAGAGTGGTCAGCAGTAGATTTCTTTAGTTCTCTAAGCTCTACAGTGGCTTCAGCCCAGCGTTCGCCACAGGCTTTCTCGTGGTGTGCTATGCGTTCTAAAGCTTCTAAGGCTACGTCTAAGGCTGCGTCTACGTTACTTTTATTGGTCATTTACAAGCACTCTCATTTTTCTCGACTAACCTTCTTAATTTTTTCTGCTGATCTCATAGCACCCAGACCCAACATGCCCATCAGTACTGTAGTCAACAAGGAGCTATCAACAGACGGCACAGTAAACCAAATACTTAGTATAGGAGACAGGATCGTAGAGTAGACAAGTGCAAAACAACAGGACCAACCGACTGCTGGCCTCCAACCCGCAACGAACAAAGAAGCCGAAGCAGCTTCTACTTTGTTTACTTCTAGCTGGCCTTTAGCCAACTCTTGTGCGTGACGCTCAGACATAGTAGCTATCTGATGCGCTAAAGCGTTCTTCTGGTCCTTGTCTTCTATGAATTTATCCAATAAACCCGCTACAGGACCAATGAGCGACTCAATCATAACAAGGCAGTTAGTGTTATACTAAGGATAGCCGCTATTCCTGCTATAGTTAAAGCTCCTAAGACAACGGGTTTAATACTTTCAATAAACTTCAGCACTGCTACTCCAACTTTTTCTAACATTTTTGTCATTATTTTTCCTTATGTTTTTGTTCTATAAACTTAAGAATTTCTTTTGTTTGCTCTGATATAAGGTCTGTTTGACTTTTTATAGTCTTCCGTTCAAACTTTATTCTATGGTACTGTTGTGCTGTTTTTTCACTCATATCATTCTAACTCAGGTATTTCATCTCTGTACTCGTGGTAAGAGTCCCAGCAGTCTTTACGAGAAGAAAACGATTCTTCGGTTTCTCCTGCTACAGCCTTCTTACAGTAGCTGTTTATCTTTTCGTTTCCGGGTTCAAACACTAGTAGAACTAAACCAAAAATAACAGCAAGTGCTATGTCCATGTTTTTCTTTACTACCTCTTAATTGAAAAGTGATGTGTTTTCGTCGATCATTTTAGGTACGCAGTAAGCAGAGATGTTTTCCTGCCATTTGTACGGCTGTCGCTCTGAAGCTGTTTCTCCTCGCTCTACTGCATTAGCAAAGTTGTTACACCTGTAGATGTTTTTAAACAACATGTCTTCTGTAGTAACTACTGTGCCGTCTACAACTACAATAAGCAGGAAAGCCATTATCATTACTACTTCTGCCTATAAAACCAAACAGAGGCTATCAAAAAGACCATGAAGAAAGCCCATGTAAAAACAACAGTTCCCACTAACTTCATTGTCTTTCTAAATTCAAGCCTACGCTTTCTTATAGTCTTGAGTTCTTTTTCGTGTGCGTAACGGCTCTCTTCCATACGTTTCTTGATGCTGGTGTAGAGGTCAAACTGACCTTGCATCATACAGATGTCTTTCAACTGCTGGTCAAAGTTAGCAAGTTGCCGTTTAGCTGACTCCATTTTTAGCGCGTCTTTATAAGACATTGCGCCAGCTTTAGCTTTTTCTACCTCGTTATATTTTTCGTCTGCCTCTGCCCAGTTCCCTAATATTGAATCTAGGTTACCTTTGCCTTCTTTAACCGTCGCTATGCCGTCATTAAGCGCCTTTAAAGCACTGAGGACCGCTACGACTTCTCCTATCATTTCTAAAAAACCTCATGCATCTACAAAGTCGGCTTCGTGTCTGGGAAATCAGCGGTTGAAGGCCAATTCCTGAGTGCTGCTCTGTAAGTGGTTAAGTTAGAAGCGTTGGGATAATCATCTAAAAGATGGAGAGTGTCAGTTCTCTCTAACTCCATATCTCGCCACATTCTTGCTTCCATACTAAGATCAACAGAATAAGTTGGAACTACAACCGCCTCGTAATACTCAAAGTTTGCCGCCATAAACGCTTCGTCAGCACTGACCCCTGAATTTGTTACATTGCCGTCAGCGTCTTTTATTACCCAAATATCATTCATAATTTTCTCCTGTTACCACGGCAAATATTGAATAAGAACAAGACCGTCACCACCTGATCCGCCCCGCGCGTGTGACGAATAGGCTGTACACCATCCACCACCGCCACCTATACCTCCGGTTCCACCTTGCGCATCTCCATTGGCGTATTGTGTAAGCGTTCCGCCACCACAAAGATCGCCGCCATCCAAATTAACGTCTTGATGTGAATAGTTGTAAACATACCTAGTGTCTTGCGGATTAGCGCCGTACCCTCCAGTAATTGTTCCGAAACATGAATTAGCTAATCCAGCGTTTCCCGCATCAGCGTCAGAACCTGTCCCTCTGCGAGTCACAGCAACTCGCCCTGTACCAAATATTCCAACTGAACCGCCGCCAAAAAGATTTCCAGCGCCTCCAGTGTTGTTTACATCACCATTTGAAGCAGAACCTCCCGCACCTCCATTACTATTTTTAATTCCAGCGCCACCTCCATTACTTGTTAAAGTGGCGGAAAGCCCTGTACCAGCGACAGTGCTATTACCTCCGGTATTTCCATTAGCGTAGCTAGCTGTCGTATATCCACCAGACCCAACAACGACTACAAAACTACCTCCGGTTGTTACCGCCAAAGAATTCTTTTTACAGTAACCACCAGCACCGCCTCCACCACCTTGTTCACCGTCCGTATCCCCTGAACCTCCGCCGCCTCCCCCGATTACATGGATGGCGATATTGCCGTCCATTGGAGGAACCCATGTTTGGCTTTTTGTTAAAAACAATTGAGGGTATACCTCTGCCACTACACCTAAAACTGCCATATTATTCTCCTAGACTTGGAACCAGCCAATCGTGTCGTTAGTGTATACAAGCTGCGTACTGTTCCCGTTTGGTAAAGTTCCATCGGCAGCAACCGAATTAATCTTCTGTGAACCGTTTCTAGCTATTGTTACTAAGCCAGCCCCAGCGTTAGATATGATAACCGTGTTACCTGCGGAGCCAGCGGGTAGCGTTATGGTGAACGCGGAACCTGAAGCGCAAACTAACTGGTCACCAGAAGCCGCTGTAAACGCACCTGTCTTAACTAGCCAAGTGTTATAAGCACTTGCTGGAATAGACACTGTTGCCCAGCTTGTAACACCCGAACCGTTTGTCTGTAGAAACTGTGAGGCATCGCCGTCACTAGCGGGAAGCGTAAGAACAACATTCCCTGAGTAAGACCCGTGAGGTGCTGACTGTAGACGAGTGTAGTGAGCGTTAGATGCCTCACAATAAAAGTCTAACTTAGAGACTGTTCCAGAGTTCTTTAGGGCTATCTGACCGTTAGTGATAGCAACTCCGTTAGAGGCTCCTCCTACAGTAACGCCAGTAGTAACATCCACACTGTTAGCAAGTTTAGCTCCGGTTACTTGATCATCTGCTATGTGCGCTGTATCAATAGACCCGTCCACATATTGATCACTATCTACGCTGTTTACAGCCATTTTGGCTACAGTGACCGCATCATCCGCAAGGACACTTGTTTTTACTTGTGTTAACGCCATTGGTTAGCTCCCGCTTTTATGTTCATTTTTCAATCACTACCCAGCTAGTAGTAGCTTCATCCCATAAATACATACTAGTATCGTCTAACGGGTAAGCTACCGGGGCTTCCCAAATAAAAGTTGTAGCATTTAAACTCCAACTTGGGAAAGGAGAAGGTTGATGAAACGCATCTGCTGTAGAATCATAAGTATCCCCAGCACCAGCGTAATTTTTTCTTAAAGCTACGCCACCGTCAGGTTCTCCG